CATGATGGAATCCTTTATGCACAAGTCACCGTATCATCTGTGCATCGTCCCCTAGGCGGGTTGATACGGTATTTAGTCCTAGTCGTAAGGCAATAATAACCCAAAATAAAATAAAAGCAAGCAATAAAAAACCCCACCTTTTGGGTGGGGCTGATGGTGTCCCGGATTCAAACCGGGCATCCTAGTCTTGTCGATCTGTGTGTACTCACCACACCGACACCATCTTGGCGCTTACGCGCCGGGTGAACCGTACATACCGAGCGGATCAGACCAGCCAAACGAATAACGCTCGCGTGACTTGTAGCGCACGTTGCCAGTATCGAAGTCACCGTCCATTGAGTTAGACAGTGGTGTACGGACAAAATGCTTCATGCCGTTAGGCACATCAGTTGTCAAGTACCAACCATTGGTGTCGGTCAAGAAGTGGTTAATTGTATAACCCTCTGGAATCGAACCGTTGTTCTTGAGTGCGTTGATGTCGTTGTCGGTTGTACCAACACGCAATTCGGTTTCGAGCAAACGAGTCGCAACGAACTGAAGTGCGGGAGGAACAATCAACTTCTTGGGTTTAGCAGCAATCAGCAAACCACGCTCATCAGTCCATGCAGCGATTTGAATAACAGCGTTTTCCAACGAAGTTTCGTTCAAGTCTGCAGCGACTGCTGGGGTGTTGCTGTTAACGCCACCTGAAACCAAGGGATGCGATGTGCTGAACAAAACAACGCCGTCGCCGCCGACATAACCAGCGGTAAAGCCATTGTTAATCACAGCAGCAGCTTTTACCTGCTTGGTGTATGCCATTGCGCGGGCAAGACCTTTGGTATAACGAGCCGACAGCGAGTCGTACAAGTTATCTTCAATTGCCTCTTCCGTGAGCGAAAAGCCCAGTGCAATGGTTTCGTGGTTATAGCGAGCAGTCCAAGCTTCCTGAGCATTGTCATACGCAATTGCAGAACCTTCGTTCTTAACAGGTGCGGCTGAGAAGCCAGACAGTTTGGTTTCTTCTTCAAAAGAACGCTCAGAAGTCTCAGTTTCGTAGATTTCTTTGTGTTCTTCGCCATAACGAGCATACTCTAAACCGAACAAAGCATTCAATCCGGGGAGCAGCTCTTTAAGTAGTTGTGCGCGGGAAATAGCCATGATTTAGCTCCTATTAAGCGACTGCCAAACCAGTGGCGTTGTTATATTGATGGATGCCAAAGTTGATCTTCACAATCACTTCTGCGTAAGTTGTAGCAGATGTGGCTGATTCAGGAACAACATCAATGACGCGAACTGGGAACGTAGCTGTTACGGCTGGCGAAGTACTCAAAACTGAGTAAGACGAGTTACCGGTAGTAGTAGAACCAGCAGTTGCCAAGATTGACATGTTTGTACCAATAGCGTTCTGGGTAACAGTAGCCATCGTAGTACCCGATGAACAAACTGCGACTTGGAACAACGTATCTGGATCATCTGCAACAACGGCAAAAATTTTCGTACCAGACTTAATAGCAGTGCTGGCAGGATAAAATTGTTGTTGCTGGATTTGACCAGTCGAAGCGTTAGTGAAACTCACACCAAGAAACACGCCGCAAGGAGTGTTAGCAGTAGTGCCAGTGTCTTTCTCAATAGTGCCGCCAATAACACGTTTTACGAAATCGCCGTAAAAAATATTAGTGGCATAACCCGAAGCAATCTCCATCTTACGTGTCGCGCCTGCAAAGACTTGACCACCGATAAGATTGATGGGTTTTAGCCCGTAAGGGGCTGAAACGGTAGGATAAGCCATTTAAGACTCCTGATTAAGTTTATGAACCCTTACCAAAGCTCGTCGAAGATTTCCGCTCTTTAAATAACGGCATCCGTGGGTCACTTTGGCGCATAAGATTATTGTCTACAGCATCCGTCTGTGCTTGTGTTTGCTTGGCGTAGTATTCGCTACGTTGGGCAACAAACTCTTTCGGTGTTTTGCAAAGCAATAAACCGCCAACCTCAACGTTGTCTTTAAAACGACTGTTGGGATCAACTAGCAGTTGAAATTTTGGTTGCTCTTCAATCTTGACCGGTTCCCATCCTTCCCTGAGTTTGGCAGAGAGGTTACGTGGGTCGGCTTGGTTTAAAGCAGCGACACGAATCCAGCGGTAAGCAAAACCTTCCTGCATATCTGGTTCAGGTAACAATTCTGCAGGCGCCCACTGCTTAGGACGCTGTTGAACTGCACGGGTTTCTAGCTCACGAGTAATTCTGTTATCAGCCATTTGCGGCCTCCAATTTTACAAATTCACGGACATATTGTTCAGGTGTAATACCAAGTTTTTTAATGGTATCCATCTGCGACTGTTTGAGTTTCACTTTTTTTGAAGAGGTACTTCTCATAGCCGGGGCTACAACCGTGCTTGATTTTGTACGGGGTGTTTCCACCTTCGTTTCGTTGTCAGAAGACTCAAAGTTTTCTGCAAACCGTTTGCGAATTGTTTTGTCCAATGTCGCATAATAATCGTCGGACCCCACTACAACTCCGTTCCGTTTAAGCTTTTCATGTAAGCCTAAAGCAGCGGCAGTCATCTCCTCATCTTGACCAAACCAAGCATTGCGCTCTTGCCACGCCATTGCCCTACGATCAGGTTGGGGAGCTTGTGGAACTCGCTCTTGTTCCCTTTGTACTGGAATTTCTTGCTCTTGTACAGCAGAAGGTCTAAAGTTTCTAGCTTGCATTAGCCGAATGTTGGCTTCTTGCATCGCTTGTTGAGCATCAACAATCTGATCGGCATCACCAGAATCATATGCTTCTTTATATGCTTTCTTAGCCATATCTAGCTGCATTTCCGCTGCGCCTTTCACTGTTTCAGCGTATTCTTTTTCCCCAGCAGAGAATTGTTGCCGTAAGCGTTGGTTCTCCTCCATTACCCGTTTTGCAACAGATAACGCTTCTTGATGTTCGCGGGATACAGCTTCCTTAGCTCTACGTTCGTCGTGCCAAACCTTCTTCATCTGTTTAAGACGGATTTTAACTTTATCAGAATATTCTTCTAACTCGTCATTGTCCAATTCATCAACAATTTCTTTAGGCATTGGCTCACGACCACGATCTTCGGGAGGCGTATCGTCTTCAATTTCTATATCAAAATCGTCATCTTTAACTCCCCCGCCTTTTGCTAGAGTTTCCTCTTGCTCATCAGGGAACTTGAATTCATTTTGGTCCATGTTCTTTCCTTATTTGCGCTTGATACCACGGGGGTCATCAACTGTACCCTCAACCGTATCATCGTTAATCATGCGAAATTCACGCCCGTGAATTACTAAACGGCTACCTGAGTTGGGTCTGACCAACACAAAATCACCTTTTTTGCACCAAGCTCCTGATGGGAACTTAGCTGGGTCTTTATAACAATCGGGACCCATCTCGACTACAAATAACACTGTAGTCAGTACTTCCTCAATGTGCATAGTCTCGCCAGCTTTTGCTAATCCACTGTCGTACATTTTGTCTACTTCTGGGATAGCACACAAAATGTGGTAGCCAGATGGCTTAGGAAGTTGGCTTGCTTTCTCATCGGCGGTGGCGTCAGAGCTATACATACCTACTACTTGCGGGTTATTGGGGTTTGAGCCAATAAGTATTTCACTCATCCGAGTTCTCCATGCGGTTTTTAAGGTCTAGGGCATATCCCCGCGCAGTGAGAAGACCTTTAATCTCACCACACAGTCTTTTGTACTCTTCAAACGTGTCGGCTTTACCTGCTCCTACATGCTCAAAGAGTTGTTTTACTTTATCGTCAATCTCTTTAACGATGACATCAAACGCATCCATCATTCACCTCTTGTCGGTCTGTTGCGATTATTTTGTTGCTGTTTTTGCACATCAATTTGTTGCCGACCCTTTTCCGCATCTAACCCTAGGCGAATACTTTCCAAGGTCTGCTGAGACTCTAAGTTTTTACGGTCATGTTCTGCCTTCAGCCCTATACGTACTCCTTCAGCCTTAGCCTGATTGTCTACACGAGCTTTTTCTATTTGAATTTGCTGTTCTTTAAGTCGTGCATCATCTTTATCTTTTTGAGCTTTGCGTTGTAGGTCTTGTTGTTTAATCTGCAACTCTTGTTGTTGCATTTGAACCAACGGGTCTTGAGCTTGTTGTTGCGCTTGCTGTTGTGCAGCTTGAGCTTGGTTACCTTGTAATAGGCGTTGTGCTGCCATAGCCAACATAGGAGCTAAACGAGCTTCGACTTCTGGGTCCATATTGACATCTTCGCCAGACTCATCTTTCTGAGGTGGCAGACTCATACCAAGTTGTTGTTCGATCTGCTTGCGATACTCAAACCCTAAATGTTCATTAACGTGAGCCATCATTGCAGCTTGTAACTGTGGAGCCATAGGATTACTTTGCAGTAACGCAATGATTTTAGGGTCTTGCATTGCAGACATGTGGACAGCAATATGAGCTTGATGGTCTTGGTACATGAACGCCTTTACAGGCTTCATCATCAACACGTTTTGGTTCTCGCTCACTGGGTCTTTTGGTTTCTGATCTTCTTCCATCGGAATCAGTTTATTGGCCTCTTTAATTCCCAACACATCTAGCATCTGGCGATGTAACAACGGCATGTTGTACATCTGTGGAGACTGCATCGCTAACTGAAGAACGGCCTGATATTGGACGATTTTCTGCGCCATTGTCGAGGCATTAGGATCGCTGACAGGAATAACGTCAACGTTATCGTAATCAGACTTCTTAGCTTTGCGGCTACCTTCAATTGGTTCATAGTTATAGTCTT